AAGCCAGCAGTTCTTAATAAAGCAATTCGTATTGCATATAAACACGAATTTGCCAAAGTACAAGATAGCTTTAGTGCAGTGGAAGAAGTTCTTCAAGCAGTGGGACGAGATAATTAATGTTAGACTTAACAGTCATCGAAGTAGAACATTATACAGACAAACTATTTAGAATTAGAACAGAACGACCTCGCAGTTATAGATTTACTGCGGGTGAGTTTGTTATGATTAGTACTATTGATGATGATACACCTAATAGAGCATACAGCATTACCAGTGGACCGTATGACGACTACTTGGAATTTTACAGTATCAAAGTACAAGACGGTCCACTAACCAGTCGACTACAACATGTGAGTGTGGGAGACAAAATATTAGTGGGAGAAAAGCCCACAGGTACACTGATACTTGCCAACTTAGAACTAGGTGGACATCTAGTAATGATGGCAAGTGGTACAGGTATTGCGCCGTTTATCAGTCTGTTGCGTGAACCAGAAACATATGATTTGTTTGAGAACATCACTGTAACATGGACTACTAGACTGCATGCAGAACAAGACTGTTACAGAGACTTTCTCAACGAAATGCCCATTGAATATATCAGCACAGTTACACAAGAACCTGCTGAACTGCAAGGAAGAATTCAAAAGTTTATGGCAGATGGAACTGTTAAGATTGACAATCCTGAATATCAGCGTATAATGTTATGTGGAAGCATTGCATTTAATAATGATCTTAAAGATCATTTTACTGAACTTGGGTTCAGTGAAGGCAATAAAAAGACACAAGGTACATTTGTGCAAGAAAGGGCATTTGTTAGTTAATGTATGTAGACGCACTTATTGATAGAGATAAAGATACAATTCACGTAGTTGAACGTGTAAAGGGAAAACGTGTGTATAGAGAATATCCTGCACGTTATGTATTCTATTACAAAGACAATCGCGGCAAGTTTGAAAGTATCTTTGGCGATAAGCTAGAACGTGTTGTTACAACTAGTGGTAAAGCATTCTCTAAAGAAAAGAAACTATATAGTAATCAGAAATTATTTGAGAGCGATGTCAACCCAGTATTTAGATGTTTAGCAGACAATTACTTAGGTGCAGATACTCCTAAACTACAACAAGCATTTTTCGATATCGAGGTCGATTTTGATAAAGAAAAAGGCTTTGCTGATCCAAGTGATCCGTTCAATCCAGTAACAGCAATCAGTGTACACTTGGATTGGATTGGTAAAACTATTTGCTTGGTTATTAAACCTAAAACACTTACACGAGCAGATGCGCAACTTATTGTGGACAGATTTGAGGATACTATTCTCATGGACACAGAAGATGAGCTCTTGGATACATTCTTGCAGTTGATTGACGATGCAGATGTAATGAGTGGATGGAACAGCGAAGGCTTTGATATTCCTTACTTGGTCAATCGCATAGCAAGAGTTCTTGGTAAAGAACATACAAGACGTTTTTGTTTGTGGGGCAAATATCCCAACAGACGAGAATTTGAACGCTATGGCAAAGCACAAGAAACATTTGACACAGTAGGCAGACTGCATTTGGATTACATGGAACTGTATCGCAAGTATACATATCATGAAATGCACAGTTACAGTTTGGATGCCATTGGCGAATATGAACTCGGCGAACGCAAAACAGAATATGAAGGTACACTAGACCAGCTTTACAACAACGACTTTGAAACATTTATTCAGTACTCTAGACAAGACGTTGACCTACTTGTACGTATGGATAGAAAACTACAATTCATTGACTTAGCAAACGTTATTGCACATGACAACACAGTTCTTGTGCAAACAACTATGGGTGCGGTTGCTGTTACAGACCAAGCTATTCTTAATGAAGCACACAGTAGAGGACTTATTGTTCCAGATAAAGTACGTGATAAAACACAAAAGCATTATCCACAAACTTGTACTGCGGCTGGTGCATATGTTGCTACGCCTAAAAAAGGCTTTCATGAATGGATTGGTAGTATGGACTTAAACAGTCTGTATCCAAGTATCTTGCGCAGTTTGAACATGAGTACAGAAACTATTGTTGGTCAAATTAGACACACACTAACTGTGCCAATGTTGGCAGAACACAAGTGGGAAGTTGCCAAAGCGTGGGAAGGCAAGTTTGCTTGTCGAGAATATGAACTTGTTATTGAAAAGAATGACGAGACACTTCTATACATTGACTTTGAAAATGGCGAGGAACTGCAAGGAACTGGTGCTGAACTGTATCAAATTATTTTTGAAAGTGGTCAACCATGGGTACTTACCAGCAACGGAACTATACTTGATCAAACCAAAAAAGGCATTATTCCAGGCTTGCTAGAACGCTGGTATGCTGAACGTAAAGTTATGCAAAAAGAAATGCGTGATGCTAGAGACAGCGGAGATATCGAAAAAACTGCTTACTGGGACAAGCGACAACTGGTTAAAAAGATTAACTTGAACAGTTTGTATGGTGCGCTGTTGAACCCAGGCAGTAGGTTTAACGATCCGAGAATGGGACAAAGCACAACACTAACAGGACGTTGTATTGCTAGACACATGGGCGCCAAAGTAAATGAATTGTTTACAGGCGAATACAATCATGTTGGCCCTGCAATTATATATGGTGATACTGACAGTGTATATTTCAGTGCTTATCCTGTATTTAAAGAGCAAATTGAAAGCGGAGAATTTGCTTGGGATAAAGACAAAGTAACTGAACTCTATGATACAGTGTGTGAACAAGCTAATGAAACATTTCCTGATTATATGGCACAAGCGCATAATGTATTAGACAGAAAGCAAGGTGAAATTATTGCAGCAGGTAGAGAAACTTGTGCTTTATCAGGTATCTACATTACTAAAAAGCGTTATGCAATCTTAGTGTATGACAACGAAGGTCACAGAGAAGATAAAGATGGTAAACCAGGCAAGATCAAAGCAATGGGCCTGGACCTCAAAAGGTCAGACACTCCTGCGTTTATGCAAGACTTCTTGAATGAACTGTTACTTAAAACACTAACAGGTACAAGCGAAGAAGAAATCATTGAACGCATTATTGAGTTTAGAAGCGAGTTTAGAAACATGCCTGCTTGGTTAAAAGGTACACCTAAACGTGTTAATAAACTCACACATTATTATAATAGCGAATACATGGTAGATCCAAAAACAGGAGACGAAGTATACAAAGGCAAATCTAATATGCCTGGACATGTTAGAGCTGCAATTAACTATAATAGGTTGCGCAGAATGAATAGTGATCGTTACAGCATGGAAATCATGGATGGTATGAAAACTATTGTGTGCAAACTAAAACCAAATCCAATGGGCTTTACAAGTATTGGATATCCAACAGATGAAACCCGCTTACCTGAATGGTATAAAGAACTTCCATTTGATACTGATGAAATGGAAGGTACCATTATCACTAAGAAAATTGAAAACCTGTTAAGTGTGATGAATTGGGACTTAACAAAAGCAGAGGATAAAACTACATTTGATAGTTTGTTCGACTGGAATTAATGCCACGTTTAGACTTACACGGAAAACACATACATGAGGCATGGAAATCTGTTGACAGATTTCTTAAACAGTGTTATTATGACAACTATAAATCTTGCGAAATTATTTGCGGGCAAGGTATGATTAAACAGGAAATCGAAACTTGGCTCCACCTAAATACTTTTGTAAGAGAATACAGACTGAATACCCGTACACAAGGCAGTTACAACATTAAACTTAGGAAAAGGACATAATATGCGAGACTATCTCAGAGATATTGTAAAACATACACACGGACTTGGATTTATCGAAGCGGCAAAAATTGTTAATGAGAATGATGAAACTCATCTCGAAGCAATGGATGATGACCGCACAGTTATTGTACAAGCAAAATTTAAACAAAAGATTCCAGGACTAGATGGTACTTTTGGTTTGCCAAATTTGAGTAAACTAAACATTCTACTAAACATCGAAGAATACAAAGAGAATGCTAACATTACAGTAAACACACAGGATCGCAATGGCGAAACTATTCCGTTTGGTTTGCATTTTGAAAATGCTAAAGGTGACTTTAAAAACGATTATCGTTTTATGAGTCGCGAAGTTGTTGAAGAAAAACTTAAAAGCGTAAAGTTTAAAGGTGTTAGTTGGGACATCACTATGGAGCCTAACAGTGCAAGTATTGCACGTTTTAAAATGCAATCACAAGCTAACAGCGAAGAAACTGTTTTTGTTGCTAAAACAGAAGGAGCAGATCTAAAATTCTTCTTTGGAGATAGTAGCACACACGCAGGTAACTTTGTGTTTGCAGCAGATGTCGAAGGACAATTAAACACAGGATGGAGTTGGCCCGTTGCACAAGTATTAAGCATTCTTAATTTGCCAGGTGACATTACTATGAAGTTTAGTGATGCAGGTGCAGCAATGATTACAGTAGATAGTGGTATGGCAGTTTATGATTACATTTTGCCTGCCCAGAGTAAATAATGATTCATAACGAGCATACAGACTTAACATCAACACAAAACGACTATGCGGTGTTTTTGCCTGCACTTAGTACATTTTATGCACTATTTGTAGGCAGACAACGCAGAGGTCTTGAACCGTTTGACGAAGATAAAAAAGGCAGCGGTGCTCCTTACATTGACTTAAACCGTATTCCTGGTCATTTAACAAATGGTGTGGAAAGTATTAACTGGTTAGCAAAAGAAGGCTTGTTTCAATACAAGTGGAGTTTGCACAGTGCAGGTCACGCAAGTCTTGACTTAGACAAAGATATGTATAGAGAAAGTCAGTACAGAGAGCGTGATAGAAAATACAGTTGGATACTTGGAGACTCTGGTGGTTTCCAAATTGGTAAAGGTAAATGGGAAGGCGATTGGCGAGCTGGTAGTGGATGCCCACAAGCACAAAAGAAGCGTGAAGGCGTTCTTCGATGGATGGATGCCTTTATGGACTATGGAATGATTCTTGATATTCCAGCTTGGGTAAGTCGTAGCCCAGAAGGTGCTAAAGCAAGTAACATTAGTAGCTATCAAGAAGCAGTAGACGGTACAGCTTTTAACAATGAATATTTTATTCGCAATCGCAGTGGCGACTGTAAGTTCTTAAACGTTCTACAAGGCGAAAACTTCGCACAAGCAGATGATTGGTATTCACAAATGAAGAAGTTTTGTGATCCAAAGCAATATCCAGATGCACACTTTAACGGTTGGGCAATGGGTGGTCAGAACATGTGTGATATTGAACTTGCACTTAAACGAGTAGTTGAGTTGCGTTTTGATGGTTTACTAGAAGAAGGATTACATGATGTCATGCACTTCCTTGGCACTAGTAAATTAGAATGGGCTCTTGTACTTACAGCAATACAACGTGGTGTACGTAAGTATCATAATCCAAAGTTTACAATTACATTTGATTGTGCAAGTCCTTTCTTGTGTACAGCTAACGGACAGTTTTATACTAACTGGCGATTAGATCACGACAGCAAGTGGAGTTATGTAATGGCAGACGCTCCTGATGACAAAGCATATAAAAATAGTACAATGACATTTGATGATATGTGTACACAAATGTATCCAGACTTTCAAAGTAGTCCGATGAGCAAAGGACTAATGTTAAATGATATTTGTTACTATGCTTCTGGCGATGTAAACAGAATGGGTACCGAAACTAAAACAAGTTGGGATAGTTTTGCTTATGCACTATTAATGAATCATAATGTATGGACACATATTAAAAGTGTACAAGAAGCAAACAAAGCATTTGATTTAGGAACATATCCAACTATGATGGTAGACAATAGTTTTGATAAACAAGAAGTTAAAGATGTTGTTATGGAAGTATTTGCTATCAATGACAGAGATAAAGCACTTGACTTTATTGAAAAACATCGTAAACTATGGATGAAAGTAATCGGCACACGTGGTGCTGTTGGTAAGAAAACAATTAACAGTTCGGCACAATTCAATGCACTCTTCGAATAAAGCACTTATCATAGGTACAGGATTTGGCAGCTTGTATAAAAGCATTTACGAAAGTATGGGCTGGCAAATCACAACTGTTGATATAGCAGATCCCAATGCAGATTATAAACATGTATATCTAGCATTAGAAGCAGGTTTAGCGCATTGGGATACTTGTCACATAACAACTCCTAATCATACACACTATCAGCTTGCAGACTTGTGTGCAAACTTTTGTGATATTGTTTTTGTTGAAAAGCCCGGAGTAGACAATTGGAAACTTTGGGAAGAATTGTTAGATGATCATCCTGCAACACGCATTATGATGACTAAAAATAATCAATACAGAAGTAATATTGACCAAATGTATGAAGCATCACAAGAAGGTAATATTAAACTGCATTGGATTAATAATAACAGAATACCTAAACCTGGTAG